CATAGACCTGCTGCCAGTCGATATCGCCCTGATACGACGACACGTCTACGCCGCGGCTGGCCTTATACTCGCGCCCTGTGTAGGTGAGATTTCCGTTCGGATCGGTTATGAACTCCTCTTTATCAAGGTCGTTGAGCGCGACGCCCTCCTGCGGAGTTATCCACACATAGCTTTCGCCGTTAAAGACCTCGACCATGCCGTAGTGCGGGTCTGCCTCCCGCCCGGCGCGCTGTCGCAGCTGCACGACGGCATACGCCGCCAGCAGCAGCGCGGCAATGAGGATGACTATATACACCGGCCTTATCCCGCCGCCGGCTTTGGTTTTTCTCTTTGTCTTTTTCATGCCGCTATTCTATCACGGCGCATCCGATGTGTAAAGTTAACATTCTTCTAACGATGCCATGAGATTCCTGCCGCCGTAGGAAAGGCTGCTTTTCAGGCGCTCGCGGCCGCGCTTTATCGTGCGGCTGACGCTGGATATGTGAAGCCCCAGCTCGTCGGCTATCTCCTGCATTGGCAGCTGCTCTATATAGTACATGCTTATAAGCTGCTTCTGGCGACGGGTCAGCTCGGAATTTATCGCCCGGCGCAGAGCTCCGGCCGTGCCGCCCGACGCTTCGGATACGAGCCTTATGTACTGGCGCAGCGCCATGTATTCCTCCTGCCTTGCAAACATGTTCATTTTTCTCTCCTGCATATGCTTCTCCTTTAATTATAATAATTTTCAAGGTAGCGCGAAACGGCGAGCGTATCGCGCATCATGCTCGTAAGTATGGCTATCCGGCGGCGCAGGCGGAGCCTGTCGATCTCGCACATGGGCTCGTCCGAGAGCGTTCGGTTCAGCTCCGCTATACGTCGTCTGCACAAAAGCGCGCTTTCGTTATATTCCGCGGAAAGTTCTATTAATTTCATTCGTATTCTCCCTGAATAAAATAATTAAAATTCTTGTTGACAAACCCGGAGCGGTTTGCTATTATATTTGAGCCGGTATCGTGCTGGTGTAGCTCAGTTGGTAGAGCAGCTGATTTGTAATCAGCAGGTCGGGGGTTCGAGTCCGTCCACCAGCTCCACCGACATATTAATTTTATATCGTATATTTGGGGGATTTCCCGAGTGGCCAAAGGGGACAGACTGTAAATCTGCTGGCAATGCCTTCGGTGGTTCGAATCCACCATCCCCCACCAAAAAACCTTCGCGCGAAAGCGTGGAGGTTTTTTACTTATTACCTTTTACTTTTTCACTATTACCTTGTCTGCGCGAAGGTTTTTTGGTAAAGTAAGAAGTAATAGGTAATAGTGAATAAGTACGGTGTATTTCAATTCTGCGAATTGAAATAGCAATTTGAAAGACGGTGAGCGATCAAATGAGCGACAGTCCTCTTATTTCAAAATCAAAAAGCTTTGCTTTGGAAATTATAAAGGTCTGCAACGAAATAAAGGCTGCAAAGCGAGAGTCGGTATTGACAAATCAGCTGATTCGTTCCGGAACCAGCATCGGTGCCAACATTCGCGAAGCGTTCTATGCTCACGGTAAAGCCGACTTTATAGCCAAGCTTCAGATCGCCCTCAAGGAATGCTCCGAAAGCGAATACTGGCTTGAGCTGCTGATCGAAAGCGGCTACTGTGATGACAAGGCAGTTTTATATCACTGCACCGAGCTCAAAAGGCTGCTCATTGCCTCGCTGAATACAGCAAAATCAAAGCTCTGAGCCGTTCTGTCTTGCCTATCCCGCCGTTTGGTGCTAAACTGCATAAAAACAAAACCATCCGAGGTGCATAGCATGAACAACTCTCTTGACAGATTTCTCATAGCCCAGGAGCACTCCTACGATACCGCGCTGCGCGAGATACGCGCAGGGCGCAAGCGCAGCCACTGGATGTGGTACATCTTCCCCCAGATAGCCGGGCTCGGCATGAGCTATACCGCTCAGCTCTACTCCATCGCCGACATCGACGAGGCGCGGCGATACATCGGGCATCCCGTGCTCGGAGAGCGTCTTATCGAGATATCCCGCGCACTTTTGACATTGGAAAGCTCCGACGCAGGCGCCGTCATGGGCTACCCCGACGATCTCAAGCTGCGCTCGTGCATGACGTTGTTCGCACAGGTATCCGACGATCCCGTGTTCAAGGCCGTTCTGGATAAGTTCTACGGCGGCAGAGCCGACACGCGCACGCTCGAGCTTCTCGGCCTGAGCTGACGGGCACAGATCTGCTTACCGGCATCCGTTAAGGGTGCCGGTAATTTATTATCCGGCTGCCTATGAGCCTTGCTCGGTCATATCGGTCAAGCTCCGAAAACAGCGCGTCAAAGCAGTCGGCACATACATACTCCCCCTCCCAGGAAAACAGCTCCTCGTCATCCTCGAATTGCAGACGGCATTGCCCGCAACACGCAGCGTATCTGTGTTTTTTATTCAAGCGCATCTCTCCCGAAAAGATATTTTATGCAATTGCATTGTCTGTTTGAGATAGTACACGCTTTTGCATAAGTTGTCAAGTCCCTTTTCATGAGTTTTTTAAGAACGCAGCGCACTCTGTGTTAAGATAGTGTCAATATTGTCGCTGTTCATGCGCAATTAGAGGATGCACAGAGGTCAATTACTCTAAAACCGCGTCTTTTTTGGTGCAATGTGACTGTTTTTTATGCTTCATTTTTATAACATCTCACAATTGTATATTCAGGCCGCAAGGAATAAAATTTGAAAAGTAGGGAATGTGTTTCCCATAAATGATCAGTTTTCAATTTTTTCAATAGGAGAGAAAAAAGCAATGATTACAAATGAGTATCTTAAGAGAGTCTATGACTCCGTCGAAAAGCGCGATCCCGACCAGCCCGAGTTCCTTCAGGCAGTCCGCGAAGTATTTGAGAGCCTGCAGCTCGTCGTTGACAAGCACCCCGAATGGGAAAAGGCCGGCCTTATCGAGCGTTTCGTAGAGCCCGAGCGCATGATCATGTTCCGCGTTCCCTGGGTCGATGACAACGGCGTTACCCATGTAAACCGCGGCTACCGCGTACAGTTTAACTCCGCCATCGGACCTTACAAGGGCGGCCTTCGCTTCCATCCCTCCGTCAACCTCTCCGTTATAAAGTTCCTCGGCTTTGAGCAGATCCTTAAGAACTCCCTGACCACTCTGCCCATGGGCGGCGGCAAGGGCGGCTCCGACTTCGACCCGAAGGGCAAGTCCGACGCAGAGGTCATGCGTTTCTGCCAGAGCTTTATGACCGAGCTTTACCGTCACATCGGCCAGTTCACCGATACTCCCGCAGGCGATATCGGCGTCGGCGCACGCGAGGTCGGCTATATGTACGGCCAGTACAAGAAGATTGTCGACCGCTTTGAGGGCGGCGTCATCACCGGCAAGGGCCTGACCTACGGCGGCTCCCTGGCACGTACTCAGGCTACAGGCTTCGGTATCTGCTACTTCTCCGACGAGGTTCTCAAGTACAACGGCAAGTCCTTTGAGGGTCAGAACGTTATCGTTTCCGGCTCCGGCAACGTCGCTCAGTACTGTGCACAGAAGTGCACCGAGCTCGGCGGCAAGGTAATCGCAATGAGCGACTCCAAGGGCTACATCTACGATCCCAACGGTGTCAACCTGGACGTTCTGTTTGACATCAAGCAGAAGCGCCGCGCACGCATCAGCGTCTACGCCGACGAGGTTGCAGGCTCCGAGTACGTCGAGGGCTGCGCGAACATCTGGAACGTAAAGTGCGACATCGCAATGCCCTGCGCATCTCAGAACGAGATGGACGAAGCAGGCGCGAAGGCTCTTATCGCAAACGGCGCATTCGCAGTGTTTGAGGGCGCTAACATGCCTCTGACCCCCGAAGCAATCGCAGCTGTTCAGGCTGCCGGCCTGCTCTACACTCCGGGCAAGGCGTCCAATGCCGGCGGCGTTGCGACCTCCGGTCTCGAGATGAGCCAGAACTCCATGCGTATGAGCTGGAGCTTTGAAGAGGTTGACGCAAAGCTCAAGGGCATCATGCAGAGCATATTCCAGGAGTGCCTGAAGGCTTCCATTGAGTGCGGTCACCCCGGCGATATGATGCTCGGCGCAAACGTTGCCGGCTTCCTGAAGGTCGCCGACGCAATGATGGCTCAGGGCATTGTCTGATCCATATAAGCTGACTTAGCAAAACGAGAGTACCGATCGGTACTCTCGTTTTTTCATATTGCCCTGCCGTTTACGGAGACCGTGCCCTCGATGACGATCTCGCCGCTGTTTTTGATGCAGATACGCGCGCTCGCGGTCTCAAGGTTTATATCCCCCTCGGCGCTGACGCTTATATCGGGAAGCGTAAGCGACTGCTCGCTCTTTCTTCTGATCTCGGAAAGCCACATGCTCACACCTCCAATGTAACGATAGTTCCGGCGCTCAAGGAGTCGGCCCAGCAGTGCGACGACACAACGGTGAACACTCCGCTCAGGCCGAGCTTGGCGGCGCTGAGGCTCACCCTGTCACCGGGGAAGCAGGCAAACTGCTTTGTAAGCGTCAGCTTTACGCATTTCTTTCCGCGCTGCGATTCGGCGATCTGATACGCCGCCGTGTACCTCACCGCATCCGCTCCGGTGGTTTTGGGAACGGTCATCTCGCGGTGGCACTTGCCGCCCCGGGCGATAAACGCGGCGTTTGAGCTCGTGTAGCTTGCTCCGGTCACTCGGTTTCGGACGCTTATGTCCGATATTATGCCGTAGCGCTCATCGCACATGGCTATGCTTGAAGCGTCCTTTGAAGCATCGACGCTTATCGTGTTGCCGGAACGCCCGTTTAATATAAGCGTTCCGTCCCTTGAAAAAAACGGAGTTGTTTCCCATGCGTAGCGGCAGAAGCGCTTTAAGGCGCTCCACGCGCTCTCGCCGGTGCGGACGGAAAAGCCGTTGAGCGTGACGCCGGAGCCTGTGACAACGCCGCTTATGCCATAGGGCGATACAAAGCCGCTCACGGCCTCGGCGCTGCTGAGCGCTGCATATTCCTGCGCCGGAAGCTCGTTATCCAGAAGCAGCGCCGCCTTCGAGCGCCCTGAGAGCGTCACGACCGAGCCTTTTTCGTCTATGCTGATGCTGTATTCGTCCACAACGCCGCTGAAAACGACCGCGCTGTTGTGCGTCGCACGGAAGGCGCACGCTGTCTGAAGCTTCGGAAGCTGGGCGCTGTAATATATAAAGCTCACCTCGAACCAGTCGCAGGGCTCGCCCATGCCGTGGCACACATCCCATGACAAAAATTCGGGCAGAGGCGTTGACACGCCGTCCTTATCCATGATATATCCCTTCATCGCGTCACCTTATCCTTATGAGCCTGCCGTAGGATATGACGGCGTCGGGGTTTGTTATCTCGGGATTGAGCTCCATAAGCACCGTCAGCGCGACGCCCTTGAGCTGCGATATCCCGCGCAGGGTATCGTTCTCGCCCGCGCTGTAATATCGAACGCGGCTTATATCGGAGACGGGATTGCCGTAATCCGTGTCGTCTATGGCCTCGGATGAGTCCTCAAACGCAGAGCCGATATATTCCCAGAACTCAAAGCTGTAGCTTATATAGTCCTCCTTCGGCTCCTGCTTAAGGCTGAGCGAGGCAAAATATGCGCGCATCGTCGGCCAGACGGGATGCACGAGCTTGCCGCCCTTATTCTCCTCAAAAAGTGCAGCGAGCCTGCGGAAGCTTTCATACGCCTGAGGGCCGACGAACTCGCCCTCGCCACGTATTATTTTGTTTTGCAGCCCCAGGTTCTGCACGACGTAGCCGGAAAACGGCAGCTTATAGCTGTGCAGCGTGCGGCGGTATTTGACCTCAAACACCCTGGGGTTATTCGGCCACACAAAATTTCTGTATTGCATCGGTGCAAGCATGCTTATCCCTCCTAATACAGCTCAAAGCCGTTATCGTATCTGCGTGCGTCGCGGCGGAAATATTCAGACAGAAACGACATATCGCGCCGCCGCACGACAAACAGCTGCTGCTCATCGAAATTAACTCCGTTTTCATCCGGCGTGTACGCACGGACACCCGCCATTTCGCTCTCATTGTTCATTGCCGGACACCTCCTGACGATCCAGAGCGCGGATCGTTATTTTTTCTCTCTCGGAGCCGTCGGGCTTTCTGATCTTCTTAAGCTGCGTGCAGCGGCAGCCGCTGTATATCCTGCCGCCTATCTGAAGCTCGAACTGTCCGATATTTTCAAATCTCACGCCGTCACCGACGGATACCTCGCGCTCGAGGACGACGCCGTAGCTCCGGTCAAAGGTGAGGATTGCGCTCGGGCACGAGTCGCCGAAGCCGAGCACCGGGTACTCGGAATAGTCCTCATATTCCTCGGCAAGCGTCACCGCGCCGAGGGGAACACCGTCAACACCGACCTTCGCAGAGTTAGCGGAATATGCCTTTATCATGCTCATGCATCCTCCCCTATGCTGTATTCCGAAAGAGAGCTGCCGAGCTTTTCGCGCACGAGATAAACGAATGCTTTTGCCGGGCATCGCAAGAGCAGCATGCGGCTTTCGGTGTCATACTTTATCTCTCCGAAGCTAAACTCCGTAACCGACACTCCGTCGGCGCCGTACAGCGCGCAGCGGACAAGATCGGCAAAGCTCAAGCACTTCTCCTCCGCCGCAGGGCTGTAAACATCCAGCGCAAGGCTGAGCTCCGCTTTCTCGCCGTACATTTCCCTGACCTGCCCGGCCTCGGTGCAGATGCCTATGTAATTGCCGAGCCCGGACGAGCTGAGCTTTGCCGACTTCAGGCCCACGCACACAAAGGGTGCGGAGGTATCGAGCTCATCTGCCGTGAAGGCCGTGACTGCTTTTATCCCGGCGCTGCTGAGCGTCTCAGCTATCCCGGCCGCTATCGTCTCAAGCATTCGCCGATCCTCCCTTCAGCTTTAGGATGCACTCATTGTGCGAAAATGCGCCGAATATGCGCACAGGCTCGACGCGCAGGACGATATAGCTTCTCCCGCCGGCGATTACACAGTCGCCCTCGGCTATATCCTCCGTGTCGGTGATGAGCCGGTATTTTGAATTGTTCGTCACGCCCGGCGCGAGATGCGTTTTGTGTATCTGCGCATCGTCCGGATCAAGACAGGCTATAAAGCCCCTGCCCTCATTTGAGCCTATGGTGACAGCCTGTCCGTAATTGTGAAGCAGCCTGTTCGTTACGGTCATCCCTGCACCCCCATAAACTCGAAGCCGCCCGTGTCGAGATA